TCTAAACTCATGGTTCTAATTTTTAATGTAGTTAGTAAGTTGTTTTTTGAAAGAGTTATAGTTGCTATACTTATACTGCTTAAAGACTAAACAATATATTTCGTTAACTACATGAAATGCCTTGGTATTATTTTTACACCTTGGCAGAATACTAAAATAGTATTCAAAGAAACCAGAACGGGTTCCTATCTGTTTTACGATATCATAGACTTTTGATTCAATTAAATCTACGGATTGAATTGCATTTTTTGACTTCTTCATACTTCTGTCTTTTACTAATTAATAACTTTCTTTTTCTTTTTTTCAATCAAGAGGAAAATGAATTCACTCAATCTTTCATCTTTTATAATTCATTTGTTCGATGATACTTTGAGCTTATTTGCAGTTGTTGGGAACCTCTCTAAATCTCCCTGTGTCTTAGTTTCGAGTAGTCGTATGGATTTCTAAAATATTTGTCTCATCTCTATTTTGAAAGTCATATTGAGTGAATATGACTTTTCAACAAGGAATCAAACTCTTTTAGAAACTTATACGTTTACCTATCTCGAATTCTGTATCTAAACTTTCTTCTCATCTCTTTTTAATTTGACTTTACCCAAATGACATTTCTGCATTAGGATCGTTATACTTACTTTGATCTTCTTCTTCCTTTACAGATAAGGTTCCGGCTAAAGCCATGATTCCTCCTACAATACCATCTATTCTTTTAGTTGCCATTGCTTTGGTAAGCCTCACGTTCTCGTTTTCATCATACTTTGGAACGCAACCAGATAACATCCATTTCAAAACTGGATTCTTTCCAACTCTCAACTTTCCCGATCTTACGAGTCTCTCAAACTCTTTGGTAGGTGAACTAAAGTTCATAATCGTTTGTGAAAATGGTGACATTTCAATGTCCTTTTCTTGAAATATCATCACCAACCCTGCCGAAAATTTCCTATCATACTCTACCCAATCCGTTGCATGTTCAATAACACTCGTACTGGTGACTTTCGCTACAACATTATAATCCACCATATTGCCATCCGTAGCAATTAAATAAGTATCATCATCACTAATGGCTCCCTCTCTTTTCATAGAAGCCCACTTACGATAGGGTACTCCATCTTCCTTACTTCTTTTATCAATCGTATCTTTCGGGCAGAAGCACCAGACTTTTAAATCTCTTACTCCATCTTCGTCTGGATAGCTCATCATAGCATAAGCTGTGATATCTGTAGTTGAAGACAAATCCAAGCCTCCACAATTACCATACTTTCTAAAGTTCTCTTCTTTAATTGGCTTTTGGCACTGATCCCAATACTCTGCTTCGATCCAAACCTCAGGTGCATCCACCCACATATTCAAGTGCTTGGTTTTAAAGTTTGGAATTTTACTAGGCTGATTTTTTGCCTTTTTGTATTCGCCCATCAAAAACTCCATCGACACTGCACTACCTAAATTTGGATTTGCCTTGATCCAATTCTTTGGGTCTTCCCAATCATCTTTGGCATCTAAATCATGCATCATTATAAAGAAGCTATCATCTTGGTCAATTCCTTCAAGGATTCTTTCACAGCTCTCTTCGAATTTCTTGCATACACCGTGGATATTAAATCCAGCTGTTGTAATGGTCTTAGTGATTGGCTGTTTCCTTGCTGCTGAAGAAGATTCTAAATTTTCCTTTACCGTATTATCTCTGTGTGCGTGATACTCGTCAAGAATAGACCTATGAGAGTTAATTCCGTCTTGGGTCTTACTATCTCCTCCGAGTGGCTTCATAAATGAATTTGTAGGTAAAAATTTAATTTGCTTTTGATAAACCCGAAAGCCAATTTTATGCAAAGCAGAATTTGTATTTATAAAACCAACTGCTTGATTAAAACAAATCTTAGCCTGATCTTCCTTGGTTGCTCCAACGTAAACTTCTGCTCCTCTCTCAAAATCAAAAGACATTGCAAAGAGTCCATCTCCTGCCTCCTCTAAAGTTTTTCCATTTTTCTTAGCCACCTTGGTGTAGACATTTCGTATCAGACGAACTTTCTCACCGTTCTCATTGAATCTCTGCCATCCGTATACATTAAAAAAAGCAAATTGTTGGTGCGGACTAAGAATAACAGGTTGACCTGATTTTGCTCCTTTTGTATGCCGTAGAAATGTTTCAAAAAAGATTATCGGTGCAAATCCTTTCTTGAAATTTAACCAATATCCTTTTTCCTTAGCAGTATCGATCATTTTGTAAAAACGTTCAACCGCTAGTTTGATCTTTCTTCCAGTGACTATTTTACCCGATCTAACATCTTGGGCGTACTTAAAAGGTATTGAGTCTTGTATGTGATTTGGTATAATCATACTTCTCCATAAATTCTTTCAGCAAATTGTTCAAATAATGATAGTTGATTATCTGCAATCTCTTCGACCTTTAGCTTTTGACGATCCTTTATCGACAACCCAAAGTGAGCAGAAACTTCATCCAAGTGTTTATCCGCTTTTTCTAAAATCGAAATATGCGCCGACACGTTACTTGCTCCTGAAGCAAAATATTGAACTAAACCTCCTTTATAACCTTTTTGATTTATCTGTTCCACCGCCTGACATCTTGCATCCATCCAAAAAGCAGCTTTTTGGAGATGAGTAAGGTCTAACTTGGTAAACTGCTTAGTACTTACAAACTCATATCCAAACCAATACCACCACTTTTTCTGAGATCTACTAAGTTTCATTTGAACCATAGGTTTAGGAAGATTCTCTAAAACTTCATAGAGCTTTTCTTTCTCTACTTGTCTATTTTCATTCTCGTTATTTCCTGTCGGTTTATTATGTACTACTTCCATTTCTCTTACTGCATTTATCATACCCCCCTATCTCAAAAATCACCCTGAGTATTTTTCTCACTTACAGGCGATGTACGGAGGTGTTAGGATTTAGAGATTTACCCCATATCCCCTTGATTTTTATTACTGTGAGCTTCTCTTCCTGACTTTTTATTGTGACAACTACTGCACAATGGTTGGAAGTACTCATCTTTTAAATTATCCAGATCAAATCCCTCTGGGCATACTTCAAATGTGTCAATATGATCTGTTACTTTTGACGGTGTTACAATTCCCTCTTGTTCACACTCAACACAAATAGGATTTCTTTGTTTGTAAGCCTTGCTAAAGTTTCTCCATTTACGACTGTTATAAAACCAGCGCATATCTTTTACTCTTTGATGCTGTTTTCTTGGCTCGTGCCAAGGTTTACGTTTTACTTTTGGTTTTATAGGCATCTCTACTTTAAAAAATAAAATCATCATCATTATCATAATTAATTACAGGCTCAACTATCTCGGGTAACCCTTGCTGATTAATCCTAAAACTAAACTTCTCAAAACCTCGTCCTCTTCCATATACTTCTTCAATCCAACTCATATTTCGATCATTTTCGTCTTTGGTTATTCTCAGTACAGTTTCTGCCTTATTCTCTAACTCTGATCCGATATGACCTCGTGAGTTTCCATCACCTTTGTTTTGGTGAAGTACGGCAGCCACATGAATGTTATAATCATAGCTCCATTTCATAAGTAGTGTCATAATTTCGGTACTCTCAACTGCGTTATTAATATCCATCAGCAAATCCCTGATTCCATCAATAACAAGCAGCTCAATATCTTTATGATGATCTAACAGTATTTTTATAGCTTCGACTCTTTCCTCTGGACTAAGTGGTCTTAAGCCATAGAGTATTAAATCATCATCACTTTCTGCCATACTCTTGATTCGTATCGCCACTCGTTGTGTATCGGATGGTGATTGCTCAGTATCAATCCAAAGAACTTTAATCTTCTTATTTGCATTGAACTTTCCATCCAAACTGATTCCCTTTACTAGAGATGCTATAAACATAGTAAGTGCAAAAGTTTTTTTGCTCTTTGCTCTACCTATCCATCCACTTATATTTCCTTTAGAAAACTTATTTGTGTTTTCAATTTTTAATAAGTATTCACTTCCTTTAATCTGATCAGATGCTCTGATCCTTGATCCTATTACTCTTCTAAATAATTCCTTTGAAGGCTCTACCACACCTCCAAAAGATTCCTTTTTTATTAACTCCACATCATTCTTCTTTTCAATCCTATTAATAAATTATCTACCAAATCACTCCACTCTTGCTCGCTGGTTATCTTTTCATTACTACTTAAGCTTCTTACTGCACTCTCCGCAAATAAAAAGTTAATCAATTCCTGCTTTTTACATTTAGGGTAATCAATATCATCTTCTACCTTTCGCATAACCCTTTCAATACGTATCTGCCCATTATCCAAAATATCTCCATAGAACATAGAATAAATCCTAGCCACTAGAATTCCTTCTACCGCTTCAAGCTTATACTTATGTTTTAAGAAACTCTCAAATAGATTTATTACGATGATAAACGAGTTTATCGCATCTATCTGGAAATCTCTTTTAGAAGGGTTTTGCATGTACCGTAAATCTTTCTTCATTTGCTTTAGAAAAGTCTTCGCATTTTCTATCTCTCTTATCGGTTTTTGCATCAATATTTCAAATTCAAATATTTATTTAAGTTTCCATCTTTGAGCAAATACTCTGGAGTCGCAAATTTGAAATTGTGTTTTATATGGAACTGATTCTTTACATCAGAACTATATAAATTCTCTACGGCTTTAAGCATTTGTCTTCCATCAAATCCATTGGCTCTTTGACGTGCAAATAGGTCTCTGATTGTATCGGTAATTATAAACTCACGCCGAGAAATCTCGTTGAACTTGTCTATAAACCATTTGATATCTCTGTCATATTTAAACTCCTTTAAATCCTGTTTTCTAAGCCAAGAGCCAAAGTGGGTAAACAAATCTTTATCATTGTTATGTTTTGGCTGTGATATCGATTGACAGAAAATTGCAAATACTTTAATTTGCGTTTTAACTGTTTGTTTAGACAGCTTATTTTGCATAGCCAATAATTCTATCAGAGATTCATTTGTAATCAGCTTCTCAAAGATGTAGATGTATCTATTTTCTATATCTTCTTCCTTATATATGGGACCGTAATTTTCTACACTCTGAGTGTCAGATTTTTCAGTCACTTTTTTATCCGACACCAGCATTAACTTTTTGCTCTTTTTTGTCAAAGTGTACCATTTAGTTCTGTTATTAGCTTTGTAATTAAATTCTGATTTTTTAATCAAATTTTCACTTACCATCTTTCTCAAAATATGGCGTAATTGTCCAATTGTTAAATAAGAAAAATACTTGTGCAATGTTTCTAACTTCATTCGCACCCAATAATCCCCATCAAAAAACTGGTGGTCTTCTGATTTCACTTTCTCATACCAAAAAGTAAAATGTTCTAATAGTAATGCTATTGTTATATCGTACTGATTAGCTATCTCCTTTGGGTAGCTGTGATACTTTAATACTTGATGTCTAGTCTTCATTTTAAATGGTTTTTTGAAACATGATTAGCTGTGATGTCACTTTTTTAAATCGGTCTTCTTCATTCTTGAAGTAATCTTTATCTAATTCAAAACCGACAAAGTCAAAACCCAAATTGTGAGCAGCAATTCTACTGCTACCACTGCCCAAATGAGTATCTAAAATTTGATCTCCTTTGGTGGCGTAATTCATCAATATCCACTCGTAAAGCTTTACGGGCTTTTGAGTTGGGTGAATCCTAAAGGTATCTGCATTCTGTGGTCTCATATAAAAGGTCTTAGCCGACCTATCAAAAGAAGTCCATGCCATTTCACAACTGGCATAACTCATAGCATAAGGCTGTTGTTTATCCCATATAAGGAAACACCTAGTTGGCGGTAACTTAAAATAATTACCTCCCCAAATTATCTGACTTTGAGACACTCGAAACAGTTCTTTAAAATATGAGTCCTTTGGAGGTGATTTATCCCATTTCTTTCCCTTTCCTCCATAATGTCCTATTGATCCGCCACTGGTTATGTTAATACCGTACGGAGGGTCAACTATTGCTAATTCAAAATAATTATCTGGATATTGTCTCATTCCTTTCATACAATCCATATTGTAAGTTTCACTTTTCATCATCTTTCTTCATTAAATTCATTTCTCTTTCTTACTTAGTTTTTAGATGCTTTATGTAAACTAAAAACCATTCTCTTCAAACATATCTATTTGATTAACATCAGCTCTATGTATTATCCCCATTGCACAATCAAGTATGAACTTACCTGACTTTGGATTAACCATATTTCTTAGAGCTTTACCTTTATTTTTAATCTTACTGTCCGCCACAGAAAACCCATAAACCATATCAGTAGGTTTGATTTTTAAAAGCGTACAATTATCATTGATTTTTAAATTACCTATTGGAAAGTTAGACCAGTAAAAATGTCTACCAAGTTTCTTTGTAATAGGTATCAAGGGATCATAATATGGATTTACATTTTCGACTACCCATTTTGTCCCAATTCGATGAAAATATTTTAATAAAATGATCTCTTGATAAAGACTCATCTCAGGATAAACAGCATCATAGGAACCTGAATGAACTCCACATCTTCTCATTTGAGAGTGTGTAGGACACGGAGGTGAACTCCATATAAAATCAAACTCCTTGTGGTGTTTTAGTAAGTATTCATGGGCATCAGCAACTAGCACGTTATCATTTGGGAAGTAATATTTATATACTTCAGCAGTAGCTTTATCATGTTCCACGGCAGTTATTTCATAATCATCACCCCATAATTTTCGATTCCCTCCTATTCCGGAGTATAAGTTTAAAATCTTCATAGCTACTTCGTCCTTTTACATTTTGTGCAAATCTCAAAACCGTTCAATAAACCATCTGGAAAGCAGATCGTTTTCTCTCTGCATAATCTTCTTCTGTTTTTCTTTTTAACTTTCTTCTTCGTCATCTTCAATTATCATTTATCTAGTTATTTCTCCATTTCTTTCCCAAAACTTATTGAAAGAACTAATAGAAACCATTATTCCAGCATTCCTTCTTTTACCATTTTTTGAATATTTAATTTCTCCTGTTTCTAAAAGCTTTATCACATAACTTCTCGAAATCCCTGTATCTTCAGCTATCTTTTTTGGCGTAACCCAGTCAATAGGTGTCGTCATTACTCTTCATTTTAAATTCTACATCATTTGACTATTCTATCACAGAACAGTCTCAATTCTTAAAGGGGTAAACAATTCTATTCTCTCTAACAATTTGAAATAGCAATCCGTGAGAACCTGAAAAAAGTCATACTTTTTTCTGTTGCCTTTTTAATCGTATATGACTTACGATCAAAACAAGACACAGACATTTGCTGTCCAAAACGTTAAAGAAAGATTAGTTGGCGAGTAAGGAAATCGTTACCTTACAAATAAGTGGATTGGGTGAGAAGTTCAAAAAGTCAACTACTCTAGTACAGTTTTGTTTGTTTTCAAAGATTAAGACAAAAACCTAACTGAACAATCCTTTTTCATAGTTGCATTCAAAATCGCACAGCTAAAGCGTTAGGAAAGGAAGTGCTGTACTATTCAAACAATATGTAATTATCACTTTATATGGTGATTTTTTCAAATATATATTAAAATTTTTATCATTTC